TGAATTGACGATAGCTCTTTAGAAAACGAATTAATTTTATCGTATTTCATAGGTTTATTCTCCTTTCATTATTACTCGGGCATGGCGGTGCCCTGTGAATTAAGTATAGGAGATATATGGAAGAAAGACAACAGAATAATAGCGGATGGCTTAATCCTCTGTCCGATACACGCAACCCCAAAAACCTCCCTAAATTGGTTAATCATTAAAAATAACACTCAATCGGACGGAGAGTTAAGCCATCTGAAGAAAGGTAGGTGAAGGACATGAGTAGAAGACAAGATCTAAGAATCTTGGCAGCATATGCAAATGCACCAGAACAATTTCCTTCTGGAAATGTACCGGTAGCGTATGCAGCAAAGAAGATGGGAAAAGATGCTTGCTTTATCCGGGCAGGCATTGAAGCAGGGTGGCTTCCAATCGGATATGCGTTTAGAAAGCCAGGAAGTAAGAAGATTAATTATTACATCAGTCCAAAGTTATTTTGGGAAGTGACAGGTGTTTTATATCAACCAGAGAAAGGAGCATAAATGGCAACAGCAATGGTGTTTAGCTTATATGTAACAGTCAGTATGATCATTTGTTTGATTTTATCTAAGACAAAAATAGGACAAAGAGCGATGGACTGGATGCTGGATAAATTAACAATGAAATGAAAGGAGAAAAAGATGATCGATGATTGATGAAACGCTGATTCTGAAAGAAATTGATGAAACGCTGATTCTGAATAGAAATATCGAGAGACGTAATCAAGTGTTAAGTAACTTGATGGAAGTTTGTTTGCTAGAAAGAGAACTTGCGACATACCAGAGAGTGAAAAACCTAATAAAAGAAAAATGCACCCCTGAGGCAACAACTCCAGAAGGTGCGGATATAAATAGTTTAACACAAGTGCATTATAGCACAGAAAGCGAGAAGGAACAATGACAAAAGAGTTTTTATTACAGTGCGAAAAAAAAATAGAAGAAGCATACAAATGTGCAGCAATCAATCAGGGAGATAAAGTAAACGATATTGTTGGGGAAGTATGTAGGGACATTCTTCTTAAAATATCAGATAGTGTAACACCTGTTTCTGAAGGAACACTACCTTATATCGTAGCATCTCTGAGAGTATTAGCGAACGCATTGTCCAAAGAATTAGATCCTTTAGATAAAGAGATTTCAAAAGCAGTACAGTGGCGAATGACGACAGAGTGTGGGTTTAAGAAACAAGTAGAAAGGATATAAACGATGAAGGAAGATAGATTGCTGATCAGTCGTGAAGTATACGATGAATTAGCCGCATCTTATGAAAGGGTTGAAACTCTTGTCCGGCTGCATAAAGCTGGACAGGATCTTGATACAAACCTGATCTTTCAGATCTTAGGGATCGGGTATCTATTAAACAAAGAAAAATTAGGAGGACATAACAATGGAGATCACCGTAAACGTAACAGGGCTTGACAATCTGGCAAAGGCCATCTTTGCACTGGCAAAGGCCGCAGGAAACTGCAAAGAGGAAACACAGGTAGATGCAACAAAGGTAACACCCGTAGTGCAGCAGGTAGTCGCACCAGCGGAAACAGCCGCACCTACAACTACAACTGTACTGAGCACACCACCAGTACAGAATGTGCAACCCGTACCAACAACACAGACTGCACAAGCGGCACCCGTGGCACAAAATACAGCACCTACAGTTAGTCCAGTGCCAACAGCCACAGCAACTCCTACATATACGATGGAACAGTTAGCAGTTGCAGCCACAGGTTTGATCGATGCCGGAAAGATGCAGGATGTACAGAATACGCTGGCATCCTTGGGCGCACAGACATTAATGGACCTGCCACAGGAGAAATATGGGGAGTTTGCATCTGCGATCAAAGCGATGGGGGCGGTGATCTAAGATGGCCAAGAAAAGAAAACATGCTTTGTTATCAGCAAGCGGAGCGGTGCAGTGGATCCACTGTACTCCTTCCGCAAAACTGTGTGATGAGCTTCCAGATACAGAGACATCTTATACCCAAGAAGGGACTCTGGCACATGAGATCTGTGAGTTAAAACTGACAGCAGATTCTTTAAAGACTGGAACCTACACAAGAAGAATGAACAAGATCAAAAAGAATGAGCTGTATCAGGAAGAGATGCAGGGATTCACAGATCAGTATGTTGACTATGTGGAAACACTCAGTAATAGCCTTCCTGAAAAAACATATATGGCGGTGGAAAAAAGAGTTGAGTTTGACGAGTACGTGCCGGAGGGATTCGGTACTGCAGATTGCATCTTGATCTGTGGGTCAGTTATGCATGTGATTGATTTTAAGTATGGAAAAGGTGTTCCAGTAAATGCAGGTGGAAATCCACAGATGGGATTGTATGCGTTAGGAGCCTTAAAAGCTTATGGGTTTTTATATCCGATCGAGGACATTTTTTTTCATATCGTGCAGCCAAGACTCAATAACTTTTCTACATGGAAAACGAATAAAAGAGAGTTGACAACATGGGGCAATGTCGTAGTCAAACCGAAAGCTGAATTAGCTTACAAAGGAGAAGGAGAGTTTCGTTCCGGTGAACACTGCAGATTCTGCAAAGTCTTAAACTGCAGACAGAGAGCTTATGACAATCTGGAACTTCTGGAAACCTATGAAACAAAACTTCCACCGGAGCTTTCAGACGAAGAGGTGGGAGAAGCCCTTGCAAAAGCAGAACAGTTGGTTGCCTGGCATAAAAAATTAAAGTCCTATGCACAGACAAAACTGATCGATGGCGGAGAGATCCCAGGATGGAAGATCGTTGAAGGCAGAAGCAATCGTATGATCACAGATTACGAGAAGATGGCGGATGTTCTGGAACAGAATGGATATCCAAAAGAAACTCTGTATGAAAGGGCACAGCTTACCCTGACAGATCTTGAAAAGATGGTCGGAAAGAAAGACTTCCAGACAATCTGCGGGGAGTTCATCCAGAAACCAAATGGGAAGCCAACACTTGCACCGGAATCTGATAAACGTCCGGTCTATAACCCGAAAACAACAGCAGCAGAAGATTTTAAATAAAAGGAGTAAAAAACTATGAGTAATACAAAAGTAACAACAGGCGAAGTAAGATTTTCATTTCCACACGTATTTCAGCCACATGCGAACAATCCAGGACAGGAAGAAAAATATTCTGTGACGATCCTGATCCCTAAGACAGACACAGCAACGATCAATGCGATCCAGGCAGCAATGCAGGCTGCAGCACAGGAAGGTGTCTCTACAAAATTCAATGGTCAGATGCCGGCAATGCTGAAGAACCCGATGCATGATGGAGATGGAACAAGACCAAACGGAGAGCCATTCGGAGAAGAGTGTAAAGGACATATGGTCATGACAGCATCCAGTAAACAGAGACCGGAAGTTGTCGATGCAAACTGTCAGGCAATCTTAAATCCTGCAGAAGTATATGCTGGATGCTACGGAAGAGTTTCCTTAAACTTTTTCCCATATAACACAAATGGAAACAAAGGTGTTGGATGCGGACTGAACAATGTCCAGAAAACAAGAGAAGGTGATCCATTAACGGGAAGAACAACAGCAGCGGAAGACTTTGGAACAATGCCACAGTCAAATGTCCAGGCCGCAGCAGTTCCGCAGATGAACACACAGGCCGCAGTAACACAGCAGAGCGTAAATCCAGTCACTGGAATTAATCCGATCACGGGGGCTCCGATCAATGGCAGCGGAGTTATGGGATTATGATCCCGCGCAAGAACATCCTGCATATCGATATCGAGACTTATAGTAGTGTAGACATTGCAAAGTCCGGGCTGTACAAGTACGTACAGTCTCCGGACTTTCAGATTCTACTGTTTGCTTATGCTTACGATGATGGACCTGTTGAGATCATAGATCTTGCACAGGGGGAGAAACTTCCGGAAAAAGTGATCAATGATCTGAAAGCACCAGCAACGATCAAGATGGCTCATAACGCAAACTTTGAGATCAATGCATTAAGTCAGTTCTATGAGATCTGGCCGGATCAGTGGCAGTGTACGATGATCCATTCTCTTTACTGTGGGTATCCGGCATCCCTTGCAGGAGTTGGGAAAGCAATGGGATTTCCACAGGAGAAGCAAAAGATGGCAGTTGGAAAAGCACTGATCCGTTATTTTTGTGTGCCATGCAAGCCTACAAAGAGAAACGGCGGACGCACAAGAAACTTTCCTGAACATGATATAGAGAAATGGAACCTGTTTAAAGAATACTGCAAACAAGATGTGGAAGTGGAACGTGCGATCGAGGATCATCTAAAGGATTATCCGGTTCCAACGCAGGAATGGACCAACTGGCATTATGATCAGACTATTAATCAACAGGGGACTCAGCTGGACCTTGCACTGATCAATGGGGCATTGGAATTAAGTGATCAGGCAGCATTAAAGCTTGGAAATGATATCCGTCGTGTTTCTGGAATCGATAATCCGAACAGCGTTGCACAGTTAAAACAATGGTTATCTGATCAGCTTGGAAAAGATATTGATAAGTTAGGAAAAGAAGCAGTGAATGAACTGCTAGAAGCGCCACAAGTAAAAGCAAACCCCGCAGTTTATTATGTTCTGAAGAAACGTAAAGAGATGGCCAAGAGTTCCGTGAAGAAATATACAGCTATGGAAAACGCGGTCTGCAAGGATGGAAGAGTCCGTGGATTATTACAGTTTTATGGTGCAAACAGAACAGGAAGATGGGCAGGACGTCTGGTACAGGTCCAGAACCTTCCAAGAAACTATATTCCGGAGTTGTCACTGGCAAGGAATCTGGTGAAACAGGAAAATGCAGCGATGCTGGAACTGACTTATGGCAGTCTGCCAGATACGATCTCACAGCTGATCCGGACAGCATTTGTTCCAAGAGAGGGATATGAGTTTGTCGTTGCAGACTTTTCAGCGATCGAAGCGAGAGTGATCAGCTGGTTAGCTGGAGAGGATTGGAGACTGGAAGTCTTCCGTACCCACGGCAAGATTTACGAGGCTTCGGCATCCAGTATGTTTAACGTACCGATCGAGAAGATCAAAAAAGGAAATCCGGAATATGCACTCAGGGCAAAAGGAAAGGTCGCAGAATTAGCCCTCGGATACCAAGGCGGTACCGGAGCATTGATCCAGATGGGGGCATTAAGGATGGGACTTACGGAAGAAGAACTTCCGGATATCGTACACCGATGGAGGACAGCGAACAAACGGATTCAGGATTTCTGGTATACGGTAGAGAATTGTGCGATCGAGACGGTAACACTCGGAACAACAAACCAGATCCATCATGGGATCACGTTTATGAGAGATGCAGATTATTTTATGATCAAACTTCCTTCCGGACGATGCTTATTTTATCCAGACCCGCAAATCGGAGAGAATGCATGGGGAAATAAGAGTATCACATACATGGGCATCGATGGAACGAAAAAATGGCAGAGACTTGAAACGTACGGCGGGAAACTAGTCGAGAATATTGTACAGGCAGTGGCAAGAGATCTTCTGGCGAATGCGATCCGAAATATGTTATTCGGTGGTTATCTCATCAACTTTCATATCCATGATGAGATCATAGCAGAAGTACCAAAAGGTTCTGATCTGACACTGGAGAAAGCCATCGACCTGATGTGCAAGGCCCCAGAATGGGCAGCAGGGTTGCCATTAAACGCAGATGGATTTACAGGAGATTTCTATAAGAAAGAGTAGGAGGAGCGGCATGTTTCAGAATGACTTAAAAATTAAAATATCAACGGGAAGCAGCCGAAGATCAAAGACCTGGCTGAAACAGGAGATGTACTGGTCTGATTTTGTGGAGAGGCTTGAACATCCGATCAGAACAGAAGAGACTCTGGCAGAATATATGGGTTACCGCAAAGCGAAACAGGATGAGATCAAGGACGTCGGTGGTTTTGTCGGTGGCGAACTTTCCGGAGAACAGAGAAGAAATGAAAATGCCGGTTATCGCTATCTGATCACGCTTGATGCCGACCATATAAAACCGGGTGGAACTGATGAGGTGATCGGCATCTTAGAAAACCTTGGTTGTTCTTATGTGGTCTACAGTACCAGGAAGCATGAAGAAGCAGCACCGCGACTTCGAATCATTCTGCCGTTGGATCAGCCAGCTTCTCCAGATGAATATGAGCCGATCGCGAGACGTGCTGCAGAATATATTGGAATGGGTATCTTTGACCCGACAACTTTCGAAACAGTCCGGCTGATGTACTGGCCAAGCTGCAGTAAGGACAGTCAGTATCGATTCTGCTATGCAGACAAGCCGTTTTTAAGTAAAGACGGAATGCTTGCAACATATGATAACTGGAGAGATATCACACAGTGGCCGGAAGTGCCAGGAGCGGTAAAGCTCCGTGACCGCAGTATCAAAAAACAGGGAAATCCATTAGAAAAGAAAGGAATCGTCGGTGCATTCTGTAAGACCTATACAGTAGAGCAGGCAATGGATGCATTCTTAGGTGGTATCTATGAGCCATGTGATACGCATCCGGGGCGCTATACCTATACAGAGGGTTCGACAGTTGGCGGAGCCGTGTTATATGAGGATGGATTATTCTTATACAGCCATCATGCCACAGATCCTGCAGGTGGAAGATTATGCAATGCATTTGATCTGGTCCGGATTCATAAGTTTTATGAACTTGATTATGGATCAAAGGAAGGAACGCCGATCACAAGGCTTCCATCTTTTTCTGCAATGTGTGAGTTTGCGATGGAACAGCCAAATGTTGCAAAAGTCATTACTGCAGAACGATATGAACGTGCACAGTCCGAATTTTCACAGGATATATCAAAGGAAGATCTTGACTGGATGGAAAAGTTAAGCTGCAGTTCACAGACAGGAATGCCGAATAAGACGATCGATAACGTGTTGATCATTCTGGAGAACGATCCAAACTTAAAGGACCGATTATATCATGATGAATTTGCGAACAGAGCAACTGTTTGCAGGCCGATGCCGTGGGAATTTCGTCCGGAGTTCCCTTATAAGGATCGCGCATGGACCGATGAAGATGATGCCGGATTAAGACATTACATGGAGAAGACTTACGGAATCACAGGAGAAAAGAAGATATTAGACGGCATGGCGATATATGCAAATCGACATAAAAGACATAAGATCCGAGAATACCTTACAAGCCTTAACTGGGACGGGGTCAGACGATTAGATACGCTATTGATCGATTATTTCGGAGCAGAAGATTCTGAATATGTACGTGCGGCAACAAGAAAGACTTTGTGCGCTGCGGTTGCCAGAGCCATGCATCCAGGATGTAAGTTTGATTATATGCTGATCCTGTCGGGAGCGCAGGGCGTTGGAAAGAGTACGTTCTTTTCAATGTTGGGCAAAGACTGGTATTCCGATTCAATGAGTACCTTTGAAGGGAAAGATGCAGCGGAGATGGTGCAGGGCTACTGGATCATTGAAGCTGGAGAGTTAACTGGATTTAACAGATCAGAGATGAATGCAGTCAAACAGTTCTTAAGTAAGAAAGAGGATGTTTATCGTATGCCGTATGGACGCAGGACCGCAAATTTCCCACGAAACTGTATCATCGTAGGAACTACGAACGATAAAGAGTTCTTAAAGGATAGAACAGGAAATCGTAGATTCTGGCCAGTTGGACTCGGAAAACAGAAACCAAAGAAGAACATCTTTCGGGAACTGCCGGCAGAAGTTGATCAGGTATGGGCAGAAGCGGCTGCAAGATGGATGTTAGGAGAGCCGCTGTATATGTCTGGAGATGTTGCCAGAGTGGCACAGGAGAAGCAGGAGACTTACAGAGAAGCATCTCCAAAAGAAGGTGTGATCAGAGAGTTCCTAGAGAAGAAGATTCCAACAGATTGGAAGGAAAAGAGTCAGGCACAGAGAAGGTCATTTTTCAACAGTGAATTTCAAGTAAAGGATGAGAGCAGTATGGTTGAACGTGATCGAATATGTGCGGCTGAGGTCTGGTGTGAGTGCTTTGGCGGTGATCTCAAACAGATGCGAAGACAGGATACGATAGAGATTAATGGCATTCTAAATTGTATCGATGGGTGGCAACGCATATCATCTGTAAGGTTCGGTCCATATGGGACACAGAGAGGATATACGCGTGTAAACAGAGTGTTGACAGATTAAAAAGTAAACATACAATATTTGGAAACGTAAACAACAGAAACATTCAGTAAACAGAGCATTGATTACAAGAAAAATGGCTTAAATCCTATATCTAATGCCTATATAAACATTGTAAACATTAAATTATATATAAATAAAATATAAAGGGTAATGGTATAGTGGTACCCCATGTACGCCTATACACGCGTATATATAGGGGGGGACAATGTAACATTGATTACAAGCAAAGGAGAATGACATGAGAGAAAGCAGTATAGAATCTAAGTTCAGGGATGAAGTAAAAGAGGTCGGCGGTACGGCGTATAAGTTTGTATCCCCGGGCAATGCTGGAGTACCAGACAGGGTTGTAATCCTTCAAGGCGGAAAATCTGGATTCGTAGAATTGAAACGTCCGGGAGAGAAAACGACACCACTTCAGAAAGTCCAGATCCGTAAGATCTTAGCAACAGGATGTTATGCAACCGTTCTTGATGACAAAAAAGATATTGATCGAGTGATCTGGGAGATCGAAGCATGGAATCCAGGTAAGTCCTTGGACAAGATCACAGAGTTAGAACAGAGAGGCATGATATGAAATTTGTACCACACAATTATCAGCGATACTGCATTAACCGCATGATCACGGATCCGGTCTTAGGATTGTTTCTTGACATGGGACTTGGAAAGACAGTGATCACACTGACAGCAGTCAATGATCTGAGATTCAATCGGTTTGCAGTCCGGAAAGTTCTTGTCATCGCGCCGAAGAAAGTTGCAGAAGATACATGGACAAGAGAATCACAGAAATGGGATCACTTAAAGATGCTTCGGGTGATCCCGGTCCTTGGAAGTATCAAACAGCGGATCAGAGCGATCAACACACCCGGCGATATCTGGGTGTTATCAAGAGACAATGTCTCGTGGTTGGTTGATTATTACAAAAATGACTGGCCGTTTGACATGGTGATCATTGATGAGTTGTCGAGCTTTAAGTCCAACAAAGCAAAACGATTCCGAAAATTAAAAAGTGTCAGGAGTCACATCCACCGGATCGTAGGGCTTACAGGAACACCGACTCCGAACGGACTGGAAGACCTGTGGGCACAGATCTATCTTCTGGATGAAGGAGAACGGCTAGGAAAGACTTTAACCGGATACCGTGATAATTACTTCACACCAGGAGCAAGAAACGGAAATGTGATCTATGAGTACAACCCGAGGACATGGGCAGACGAAGAGATCAATGAACGGATCAAAGATATCTGTATCTCCATGAAAGCAGAGGATTATCTGGAATTACCAGAACGGATCGATAATGTCCGTCATATCAAACTTCCGGATAAAGCAAAGAAGCAGTATGAAGAACTGGAGAAGACGATGATTGCGGATATCGATGGAGAGACTATTGACGTTACAAGTGCAGCGGCTTTAAGTAATAAACTTTTGCAGCTTTGTAACGGAGCTGTCTATGATGCAGACGGTATATACCATGAGGTGCATGATGAGAAAATCGAAGCCTTAAAAGAGATCATCGATGCAAATGCTGGAAAAGGAATTTTAGTGTTTTATAACTTTAAGCATGACAAGGCACGGATCCAGAAAGCTTTGAAAAAGAGCAGGCTTCGGATCGGAGAGTTAAAGAATCCGGACAGCATCACAGCCTGGAACAATGGGCAGATGGATATCCTGCTTGCACATCCGGCAAGTGCAGCATACGGATTAAACCTTCAGGCAGGTGGGTACATCATTGTCTGGTTTGGACTTAACTGGTCATTAGAGCTATATCAGCAGGCAAATGCCAGACTGTACCGGCAGGGCCAGAAAGAGAATGTTGTGATCCATCATCTGGTTACTGCCGGCGGATATGATGAGAACGTCATGGATGCACTGGAAGCAAAAGAAGTTACACAGGATTCATTTTTGGATGCCTTAAAGGCAAGGATCAAGAGCGTGAAAGGAGAGAGCGATGGGAAAGATTGATGCAAAGATGGAAGGCAGGACCGAAGGATTGGAACTTGCTTTACGCATTGTGAGAGAAGGCGGAGCAGAAGCCTTAGAGAGAGAAATGAAACGCCGGAGAGTTACAGGGATCAAGGTTCCTGTCGATCATAGAGAAATGGATAAAGCGGCACAGAAGATCAAAGAGCAGATCCTGGATACCGTTCTTGCTATGAGCATCATGGTGCTAAGAGATGAGTTTGGTTTTGGCAAGAAACGGCTGGATCAGTTCAAAGCCAGATTTAACTTAAAAACAGAATGTATGAATGACGGATTAGTTACATGGGCAGACATCCTGGAGGCAACCAGAGATGAGACTGGCATTGAGCTTACGATCAGAGAAAACCGTTAAGGAAAGTTAAGGAGTGAATTAATTATGGCAAAGATCAGACAGAAACTTGCGAAGGTCTATATTCATTCGCAGGATAATGGCAATGACTTTGGGATCATCGATCACCTGGCTGAGGTCGGATACGACGTTGATTTCGAAGTTGTAGATAATGGAGTTGGCAATAAAGTGATCTCTTGTGAGATCTATGACGCAGGGGGGGGCGAAAGACAATGATCAAAAATAACAGGACAGCAATGAACGCATACAAGAAGACCAGAGAGAAACATGGCGGGAATCGTCCTCGCTGTGTAGTCTGTGGCGAGGCGATGGATCCGGAGGACGATGAGACAGAGTGGTCCAGAACAAAGAGAAGGACAGATTGTTTTGTACATAGACATTGCGTGAAACATTGGGGAGACATTTAGGGTGCTGATGCAACACAGGTGACAGGAGGTAAGACATGGATAAGAAAAAGCTAAGGCAGTATCGATCTCTGAAGAGGGAGCAGAAGATGCTGGAAGACAAAATGGAGAAACTGAATGAAAGAGCAGAGAGGATTCCGACGGTTGCTGGAACAGTAAAAGGATCCATGAACACGTTTCCCTATATCGAAACGCACATGAGAGTTGTGATGTCAGAGCCGAAACAAACAGATGTGATCTATCGGCAGATGATGATCATCGGAAAGAGACAGGAACAGGTGGAAGAACTTCTGACAGAGATTGAAGAGTTTATCAGCTTGATTCCTGATAGCAATGTAAGACAGATCTTTGAACTCATTTATCTAAATGGCATGACACAACAGGAAGTTGGAGATCAATTGGGGTATACGAAAGGCAGAATTTCTCAAATAGTTAGTGAAAATCTAAAAGATTAAACAAATTAAACAAAAAAGTGTGTTATAGTTATACTTGAGGAAATTGGATAGAGTCCAATCAATCGCCCCGTATAATTTTTTTGAGCATCGTAGAAATACGGTGTTCTTTTGTTCTATAACTACTAGAATATAAGGAAATTTTATGGTATAATAAATAAAAAATTATAAGACAATAAGGGGGGGGGGAAAAGAATTATGAAAATAGAGGAGATTAAAGAAGGAGTAGATTATTTTAAAGGCAGAGTAGGAATAACATTGGTAATAATTTCAGGAATTATAGCATGCGGAATGGGAACTATTTGTTGCTATAAATTTAGCTTATTCGAGAAAATGCCGATAGATAGATTAATATTATTATCAGCAATAATATCTTTGCCGACATTTTTATGGTTTGTATTTTGGGAGGCCAATGATTTATTATCTACTGCGGAGAATGAAGTTTATTTATTTTGCTTAGAGGAAAATACACTTACTTTTTTGGTGGTACTATGCCTAAAAATGTTTGTACCGCAATTAACTATACGAACTTTTGCAGTGTTACTTTTTATAGTAGCATCTATTACTGTACCGATAGCACGGAAGTTACCTGTATTGTTTGTTAAACGTAAAAAATCCTATGAGATATTTCTAAAACAGTGCAAAAGAAAATATCCAGAACTTTATGAATACATAATAAATAAAATAAAATCAAAAGATGAGAATGAACTCGGGTGATCTTCGGACCCCGAGTCTTTTTATGCCTAAATTTAGAAAGGAAAGAGATATGAATTTTAAAGATGCATTTGAATTAATGAAAAAAGGTCATAAGGTAAAACTTCCATCCTGGGGCGGATATTGGTACTGGGACATAGAAAAGCAAACAATTATGATGCAGTGCAGACCGAAAGACGCTGACAAAGAACAGGGAGATTTATTGGACATTAGAGAAACACAGAGAGTTGAGTACACACTTTCTAACATCTTATCTGATGAATGGGTAATCGCAGACGAAAAGAACTGCCCTGTACTTGGTGGAGAATCTACATTTAGCTTTGGGGATGCAGTTAAATATCTGAAACGTGGCCTAAAAGTTAAAAGAATAGGTTGGAACGGAAAGAACCAGTATATTCAGCTTGCAACATGTATTTCATTTAAGGCAGCAGATGGAACGATCGTTAATTGTGATCACAATGATATTGGAAATAAAGCAATTGCGTTTATCAGCACGTCTGGCGTACAAATGGGATGGTTAGCAAGCCAGGCAGATATGTTAGCAGAAGATTGGATGTTTGTAGAATAAAAGCCGGAGTAATCCGGCATAAGGACCTCTAGCTCAGCTGGTCAGAGCAGTCGGCTCATAACCGATCGGTCCAGGGTTCGAGTCCCTGGAGGTCTATTTTAGAGAAGGGAGTGAGCCTAGATGGCATTAACAGAAAAAAGAAAGCTATTTGCTGATGAATACCTGATAGATCTGAATGCATCTCGGGCTTACAGAGTTGCATATCCAAGAGTAAAAGATGGAGATGTAGCGGCTGCTGCCGCAAGTAGATTATTAAAGATTGAAGAGGTAAAAAAGTATGTAGCGGACCAAATGGAAGCGATCCATAATGAGAAAACAGCGGACGCCCAGGAAGTGATTGAATACTTAACTGCAGTAATGCGTGGGAAGAGTAATGCGGAGGAGATCGTTGTGGAAGGAATCGGAGATGGATGTAGTGAAGCCAGAGCAATAACAAAGGGACCGTCTGAAAAAGAACGATTGAAGGCAGCAGAACTTCTTGGCAAGCGATATGCACTTTTTACTGATAAAGTTGAAACAGATGTTGACATGGATCTTAATATTACAATTGACTATGGTGAGGATGATACTGGATGAAGATAAAAGTACAGGCTAATCCTTGTTTTAAAGAAGTCGATCGCAGTAAAAAACGATACATCGTGATGAAAGGCTCTGCCGGATCCGGAAAGAGTGTGGATACAGCACAGCACTATATCCTAAGGCTTATTAATGATTCTGGGCGAAACCTTTTATGTGTCCGAAAAGCAGATGTAACGAATAGAGATAGCACTTTTGCAGAATTGCAGGGTGCTATTTTTCGGATGTTTGGAGAACGGTATAAGCGATACTGGTATATCAATGCATCGAATATGATTATAGAATGCAAGAGTAATCACAATCAGATCATATTCAGAGGTGTAAACGACGAAAGACAGAGAGAAAAGCTGAAATCAATCACATTCAAACGAGGAAAGCTAACAGACGTTTGGATAGAAGAAGCGACAGAGATCACACAGTCAGATTTTGAGATCATTGATGACCGATTGAGAGGCGAATTGCCAGAAGGACAGTTCTATCAGATTAGAATGACATTTAACCCTGTATCAGCACACCACTGGATCAAGAAAGTGTTCTTTGATCGTGCTGATTCTGATGTACTCACACACCAGTCAACTTACGAAAAGAACCGATTCATCGATGAAGCATATCACAGACGAATGCTAAGACGTAAAGAGGTAGACCCAGAAGGATACAGAGTTTATGGCCTTGGAGAGTGGGGAGAAGTTGCAGGTTTGATCCTTAAAAATTATGTCATAGAAGAATTTGATCGTACACCAGAACGCTTTGATTACATGGTAAATGCACAGGACTTTGGATTTAACCATGCAAACTGTATTGGGGAGGTTGGATTCAAAGATGGCGATCTGTACTTGTGTCAGGAACTTTATGTCTACGAAATGGACACAGAAGAAATTATCAAAAAGGCAGCAGGGAGATTCAATAAGAAGCTTCGTATGTGGTGTGATTCTGCGGAACCAGATCGTATCAAGATGTGGAAGAAAGCAGGATACAGAGCAAAAGGAGTAAAAAAAGAGCCGAACAGTGTCAGCGCACAGATTGACTATTTGAAACAACATAGGATACATATCTATCCAACGTGTGTAAATACAATTAAAGAAATACAGCAATGGAAGTGGAAGAAGGATGAGAGAACCAATACTTATCTGGATGAGCCAGTTCCATTTTTTGATGATGCAATGGCTATGCTGCGTTATTCAATTGAAGAAGAACGCAAACAAAAACCAAGATTAAACACAAAAGTGAAAGGAGGAATATGATGCGTAAAGAAATTTATAGAATATCGCCAGACGAAGAACTAACAGATGCGAAGCTAAGTCAGTTTATCACGAGACATGCTGCAGAAAGCACGTTTCGGTATAAACAATTACAAGATGCATACGAAACAGATTTCCCAATCTTTCACGAAAAACCAAAACCAGAGTGGAAACCCGATAATCGTATTGCTGTAAACTTTGCAAAATACATTGTAGACACAATGAACGGGTATTTCATTGGAAATCCAATCAAAATCACAGTAGATGATGGAGAGGAAACGATTGAAAAATACATAGAATTTCTTGATCAGTACAATGATCAGGATGACAACAATGCAGAATTGTCTAAGATTTGCTCTATTTATGGAAAAGGGTACGAAATGTATTATAACGATGAAGAAGGAAACGTCGGAATTATATATTTAGATCCAACAGAAGCGTTTATGATCTATGATGATTCGGTACTTAAACGTGAACGCTATTTTGTTCGGCTATATAGGGATGAGGATAATGTCTTGCATGGAAGTGTATCGGACCAAGAAAAAGTTCGATGGTTTACTATAAAAGGGAAGATTGTTTGGAATGAACAAGAACAATTACATTACTTTAATGGGGTTCCAGCTACGGAATATCGTGAAAATAAAGAATGCCAAGGAATATTCGAACCGGTGATGTCCATAATCAATGCATTCAACAAAGCAATCAGTGAAAAAGCCAATGATGTAGATTATTTTGCAGATGCATATTTGAAAATTATAGGGACTTTGTTAGATGAGGATGAATTGAAACATATTAGATCAGACCGTGTGATCAATTTTGATGGAGATGGCGAAAGTGTAATCGTTGATTTCTTACAGAAACCAAACGGAGACACGACGCAGGAAAACTTACTTGATCGATTACAAAATCTGATATTTTTAATTGCCATGGTAGCCAATATTTCAGATGAAAATTTTGGAACAAGTTCGGGCATTGCAATGGCATATAAATTGCAGGGAATGAGTAACCTTAGGAAAACCAAAGAACGAAAGTTTACCTCTGGAATGAATCGAAGATATAAGCTGATCTTTAGCAATCCTGGAAATGCTATGAAAAAAGATGATTGGGTGAAGTTGCATTATAAATTCACACCAAATGTTCCAGCAAACCTATTAGAAGAAAGTCAGATCGCACAAAATCTTTCTGGTGTTGTGTCACAAGAAACACAGCTCGGAGTCTTAAGTGTTGTGGATAATCCGAAGACAGAGATTGAGCGTATAGACAAAGAAGAGGAGAAGCCAAAAGATGTAGTAATGCAGCAGATGTTTGGAGATAAGACAAATGAGTAGTAAGAACTACTGGAGAGAGCGTGAAGAACGCCAGAGAAAGCAAAATATCAAAAATGAAGCAGAATATCAGAAAAAACTGGATGATATCTATGCTAATATGCTTGATAACATAGAAAAAGAGATCAACGGATTCTATGTGAAGTATGCTAAAGCAGAGGGAATCACGATGGCAGAAGCCAAGAAGCGGATCGCCAAGATTGATATTGAAGCATATGCCAAGAAAGCAAAACGTTATGTTAAGAATAAGGACCTCTCGAAGAAAGCCAATGATGAGATGCGATATTATAATGCAGCAATGAAGATCAATCGATTAGAATTGTTAAAAGCCAACATAGGAATGCATTTGGTAGGTGGTTATGATGAGATAGAGAAGATGTTTGGAGATGTGTTCACACAGCGAACTGAGGAAGAAATGCGGAAACAAGCAGGTATACTAGGAAAGACGATTAATGATAATGCGAAAAAGGCAAGAGTGATCGTTGACGCATCTTACAAAAACGCAACGTGGTCCGAACGTATCTGGGCGCACCAGTCAATGCTGAAATCAGAAATCGACAAGCTTCTTCAGGAAGGGTTGATCCAAGGGAAACACCCGAGCGTACTTGCGAGACATTTAGAAAAACGATTTGGAGTCAGCAAGAGTAACGCAATGAGACTGATGGTTACAGAACTTGCAAGAGTTCAGACAGAAGCCCAGAAGCAGTCGTACATAGAGAATGGTTTTGATTATTATCAATACGTAGCATGCCAGAAGTTAGATGCTTGTAGTGAATGTAAGAAACTAGATGAGAAAGTGTTCAAAGTAATTGATATGATGCCAGGAGAAAATGCTCCTCCGATGCATCCTTATTGTCATTGCAGCACGGCAGCACATATGGATGATAATGATTATGAGAAGTGGTTGGATACATATTCAGAGCATGGATTGGATTTTGATACGTGGAAAAATTCTGCAGAACAAGAAGAAAGCAAGAAAAAATATATGTATAATGATACAATAGCAAAAGAAGATTTAATTAACTCGTCCGAGTATAGAAGAAAATTCGATAATGTATCAGATCAAACAAAGATAAATAGAACCGCGTGGAAACTTTCTAAAGAGATAATTAAACATAGATCAGGCACAAAATATGAGGATTTAGCATTTATTGATAGTAAAACTGGTAAATATACAATAAATAAAAATTACAATGTAGAAAGTCAAGCAAAAATGAATAAGCCTATGAAAAAAATGCTAAACAAATCTGCTAAAAATGAGATTATTGCTATCCATAATCATCCTGGAAGTAATGTTCCTAGTACGGCGGATTTAATAGTATGTAAGAATAGGGGTTATAAATTTGGATTAGTTGTTTGTCACAATGGGAAAATATACAAATATTCGGTTGATAAAGATAAATTTAATCTGCCAATAGTAGCAGCAGCTCTTGACTGGATGGAAGCCAAAGGATATACTGAAAAAGTAAAGAAAAATTTTATGGATGCAGGAGTAAAAATGGAGGTGTTTTGATGGAGAAGGAAAAAGAATATGAAAGAATATGCAAGAAACTTGGATTCATTCCATCAGAGTTTAAAGCTCCGGATTTTGAAACCGAAGATGATTCATGGGAGAGTCCGTTTAAAAAATTGACTGCTGATGAAATTGAGTTTTTATTTGACAATGGATATTTTAATAATTAGCAATACCACTGATTGAAATGATTGGTGGTATTTTTATGCAAAAAATTAGGAAGTGATATATTGATTGAAGTAAAAGTACGTGATCATGAAATCACAGCGACAGGACATGCAAATTATGCAGAGTACGGCAAAGACATTGTATGTGCATCGGTGTCGATGCTATTGCAAAATTTGATCAAGTCAATTCATGATCTAACCGATGACAAAATAGAATACGATTTAAAAGCTGGACAGGCTTTTATCAAATACAGGAATTTATCAGAGAAATCGAAAACTTTGATAGATTCTTTTTTTATTGGCATTTGTAGTATTGCAGATGCTTATCCGGATTATGTCCGAATCGTGTAACTATCGTGACCGAGATGTCGTTAAACTAAGTTTTTATTAGCAATGATCTGGAAGAAAAGACAGATTGGGGCGAAAGGAGCAAATATGGAGAAACATAAGTTATTTTTACAGCTGTTCACAGAAGGAGACGGCGGTGGGACCGATGGCGGGAATGGCGATGGATCCGGAACAGATGGTGGAAATAATGAACCAATGTCATTCGATGATTTCTTAAATGAGGGAGAAAATCAGGCAGAGTTTGATCGAAGACTTAACAAAGCAGTCAATACAGCAGTGACTAAAGCCAAAGAAAAATGGGAAGCACTGACCGATGATAAGCTGACAGAAGCAGAAAAACTCGCAAAAATGACAAAAGAAGAGAAAGCGGAATATCGTGCAAAAAAGGCAGAAAAAGAACTGGAAGAACTGAAAAGGATGAATGCCAGAACTGAACTTGCAAAGACTGCACGAAAGATGTTGGCAGATGACAACATTAATATTTCAGATGAACTTCTCAGCAATTTGGTAGCAGACGATGCGGACGGAACTAAGACAGCAGTTGAATCATTTGCAAAAATGTACAAAGAAGCTGTGCAGGCAGCAGTTAAAGAAGCGATCAAAGGAAAACCGCCAAAAGCAGGAACAGGCGGTGGAAACACGATCACAAAAGAACAGATAATGGATATTAAAGACCCGATTGAGCGTCAGAAGATGATCCGAGAAAATATCAATCTGTTCCAGTAAAGAAAGGAGACAAAATGGAAAAACACAAATTAGATCTGCAGTTATTCACAGGACCAGACGGAATGACTGGACAGGGAAACTTAGAAGTAAAGGCAAGGGAAATTGACTTTGTAACATCTTTCGGAAAGAATATTCAGGCATTATTAGATGTACTTGGTATCGCAAGGATGATCAGAAAAGAGAATGGAAGTGCCTTAAAAACAAAAGAAGTAGCAGGAGAACTGAAATCAGGAGATATTGGAGAGGGAGAAGAAATCCCATATTCTCAGTACAAAGTAACAGAAAAGGTATTCGATACGATTAAGATTGAAAAGTATCGAAAAGGCGTATCCTTGGAAGCAATTGCAGAAAAAGGATATGATGTTGCTGTCAATGATACAGACGAAGAATTTAAATCAGATCTTCAAAATAAGGTTAGTGATAAATTCTACAAGCAGTTAAAAGCTGGATCATTAACAGGATCAGAAACGACATGGCAGATGGCGATTGCAATGTCTATCGGAAAAGTTAAGGACAAATTCAAGAAGATGAAAAGAACCGCAACGGGTGTGGCTGTATGGGTTAATACACTTGATGTGTACAAATATCTAGGTGCAGCAGATATTACACTGCAGACAGCATTTGGATTTGAGTACATGAAGAATTTCTTAGGCGCTGATGTAGTATTTATCAGTTCTGAGATTCCAGAAGGTGTTGTAATTGCAACTCCATTAAACAACATCGTAGCTTATTACGTCGATCCAGGAGACAGTGAATTTGTAAAAGCTGGATTATCTTACACAACAGATCCAACAACAGGATTTATTGGATTTCACGCACAGGGAACATACGAAAGAGCAATTTCAGATATGTTCGCAATCATGGGCTTACGCCTTTTCTGCGAATATCTAGATGCAATCGCATATACAAGTGTTGGAAGCCGAGATACACAGACTCTTGGAGAGTTACATCTTACAGCAGTAGAAGGTACAAATGCTGGTGATACAGCGATCACAATGGATGAACAGCTTATGTCTATGAAAAATGCATTTAAATATAAAATAAATGCATCTGCGGCAACAACAGTAACTTACGGCATGGATGTAAAGAACTGGTCTAAATGGGATGGAGTATCAGAAATCACAGCAGCAAAAGGCAGTCATGTGACAATTGTTGAGTGTGATCGTAACTATAAAGCAGTAAGATCAGGGGATGTCGTATCCGCTGCAAAAGAATAGTGAGGTGTTGATATGGCTTATGAAGTAGTAAAAGCATTTCATGATCTGCAGGATTATAAAGATGTTAAAGGCGGCAAAGTGTATCATCACTATGATGTTGGAGATACATATCCAAGACAGGGATTAACACTGAATAAAACTAGAATTGAGGAACTTCTTGGGAGCGGAAACGCTCAGGGAGTTCCTTTAATCGCGGAAGTAAAGGAGAAAGCGAATGCTGGAAAAGCTTAAGATAATGCTTTGTTTTGAGGATTCCACACAGGACGAAAAACTGATGCTGATCTTAGATTCTGTAGAATCAAGGCTTCGATTACTTTTAGGTGGTATGGATCCACCAGATGAGATGGAACACATCATTATCGAAGTCGCGATCATTCGTTTTAATCGCATCGGATCTGAAGGACTAGCAAGTCATAACGTTGAAGGAGAAACACAGTCGTATGCGTCTGCAAATGATTTTGCTCCGTTCATGGATGAAATCGAAGCATATTTACAGATGCAAAAGGATGCAAAACGAGGAAAGTTGAGGTTTCTATGAGATATGACACAACGATTTACTTTCAAAAGTTGACACAAGGAGAATATGATCAGGAAACAGGTGATTACAAAGAAGATTCTGTAAGCGAAGATTCAAGACAAGCCTCGATCATGGATACAACAACACAGATGATGCAACTGGTTTATGGGATGATCAAGCAGGGCAGTTTAACGATTCAGTTACAAAATCACTATGATCAGCCATTTGATCAGATCAGAGTTGGAAATACAATCTATAAGGCAGATCATTCAAGGAAGCTTCGAACCAAACAGACTTTTATTGTGTCGGAGGTGCAATGATGAGTGGAATTAAGGTGAATGGATTAGATCAGCTTAATGCAAAATTAAGAAAGAACATGGATCTTAATGCAGTAAAGACAATAGTCAAAAAGAATGGAGCGGATCTCCAGAAAAAAGCGCAACATTATGTACCGGTAGATACTGGAACATTAAAAAGAAGCATTGGTCTCAATATCAAAGATGGCGGCTTAACTGCGGTTGTAGCACCAACGACAGATTATGCAGAATATGTTGAGTATGGAACACGTTTCATGGAATCACAACCGTACATGCGCCCAGCACTGGGCGAGCAGAAGCAAATTTTTAAAAGTGACTTAGAAAAGGTAATGAAATAACATGGATCCACAGCAGGAACTATTTACTGTGCTGCTGTTAAAACTAAAAGAAAAATATCAGGATACGGGAATCGGTGTGTATGATACATTCCTACCGCCGGATAAAACCCCGTATCCTTTTGTTTATCTTGCTGACAGCACACAGGATGATCAAGCGAACAAAACAACAGTCTTTGGAGCAGTCAGCCAGGTAATCCATGTCTGGCATAACAACCCAAGACAGAGAGGAACATTATCGAAGATATTATTAGAGATCAAAGATATGTGCTACAAGATCGAAGAAACAAAAAACTTTGGTTGGAATCTTGTAAGAGTAAATCAAAGAATCCTCTCAGACGCAACAACGAAAGAACCCCTGATGCACGGGGTTTTAGAATTAGAATTTACATTTAATTAGGAGGTAGCAATGTTAAATTTACAGCTTTTTGGAAATGAAGCGGTGCAGGGCAAGAAGATTGTTTATCTGTATCGAATTTTATCAGAAGCGGCAACACAGAATGGTACAGCGTTAGCATTTACAACAGAAAATGGCCGTACTAAATCAAAAGATGCAGATTCCACAGCCACAAAGGATGGTTCTGTCAGAACACCAGGTGCTGCAGAAGTGGAGATCACAGCAACATCAATCTTAAAGAAAGATGACGAAATGATTAAAAAACTGGAAAAGGCTTTAGATGATGATGCATTGATTGAAATTTGGGAGGCTAATCTGGCAGAATCAGCATCCGCAGGAAATAACAAATTCAAAGGAAAGTATTTCCAGGGGTATTTAACAGAAATCGAATATACAGCTAATGCAGATGAGTTTGTAGAAGTTTCCTTAACGTTTGGTATTAACGGAACAGGTGCAGACGGAGATGTAACTGTGACAACACAGCAGCAGGAACAGGCATATGCATTCGTAGACACACCAAAAACAGGAGCTTAGGAGGATATAACATGTACGAATTACAGATTAATCAGTCAACTTACGAGTTTAATTTTGGCATGGGATTTATGAGAGCGCTAAATAAAACTCTCTCTGTTCCAGTAGAAGGCATTAAAGGGAAAACAAAAGAGATTGGAATGCAATATAAGATTGCAGAAGTGATCGATGGAGATATTGAAGCATTAGAGGATGTTCTTTTGATTGCTAATAAAGGATTTTCACCTAGATTGGAAAAGAAAGAATTAGATAAGTTTATTGAAGATGAAACATCAGATCTTGATGAACTGTTTAAGTCAGTATTGGGTTTCTTAGAGAGTGCAAATGTTACCAAGAAAACGACACAGGAGATTCAAGATGCGATCAAGGAACAGAAACAGGAGAAATAAAAGATTTCGAAGAACAGTACCGGGAGATAGCAATTGACTGCTTCCGGTATTTTGGTTTTACATCATTTGATCAGGTGGATCAGCTGACGATCGCGCAATATGAGATCATGGCTGAAGCGGCAAGATTAAAAGAAGTAGATAAAGACTATCGAAACCATCTGCAGGCATTTCTTAATTTTGCCGTACGTGCAAAAAAGAAAGCCGGAAAGAACAGACAAAAACCAGTCTATCCAACATTTAAGAAATTCTACGACTACGAAGATGCAATCGATCAGGCAAAACGAAAGAATAAGCCAGATCGATTTGAGAAGATGAAGAGATTGCTAAGAAGGAGGGAGAGCTGATGGCAGAATCATATAGTGTTGAAGCGATATTAACTGCGAGAGATGCTGGATTCGAAGCAGGTATGAAAGCAGCTCAAAAATCCACACTATCTTTAGGAAAAGTTCTTAAAAGCGGAATCGGTTTTGGGGCAATGGTGGCAGTAGGAAACAAAGCGGTGTCTGTAGTCACTTCTGGACTTTCAGAAATTGTAGGAGGATTAAACGAATCAAGTGCTGCATGGAAAACGTTTGAAGGCAATATGGAAATGAATAATCATTTACGAAAAGAGATTGTCAGCACTAAAAAAGAGCTTCAAAAGTTTGCAGAACAGACAATTTATAGTTCTTCAGATATGGCTTCTACATATGCGCAATTAGATGCAGTTGGTACAAAAAGTACAACGAAACTTGTAAAAGGATTTGGAGGTTTAGCTGCAGCAGCAGAAAATCCACAGCAAGCAATGAAAACTTTGTCACAGCAGGCTACACAGATGGCAGCAAAACCTAAAATACAGTGGGAAGACTTCAAATTAATGGTCGAGCAAACACCTGCTGGTATTGCGGCTGTTGCAAAAACAATGGGAAGGTCTACACAGCAGTTAATTAAAGATGTTCAGGATGGTAAAGTAAAAACCGAAGACTTTTTTGCAGCAATTGCTAAGACAGGAACGAATAAACAGTTCACAAAGCTTGCAACAGAATATAAAACTGTTGGACAAGCAATGGATGGTTTAACAGAGACAGCAGCAAATAAATTGCAGCCAGCGTTTGATAAAGTATCTAGCATTGCAATTAAGGGAGTAAGTGATGTAACGAATCTTTTAGATAATGTTGATGGTAATAAAATAGCAAGCAAGATCGGTAGCTTTGCAACAAAGGCTGGAAAATATTGGTCTGTTTTCAAGACAGATGCGAAAGAAGTAGGACAGGCATTCGGATCTACTGTAAGTGCTATCGGGAAAAGCCTTGGGCAATTAAACGGGTCATTCGGGTCAGCAAAATCTATATCTGGATTTAAAAGTGTTCTTAGTGGGATTACTGGCGGATTAAAAAGTTTTGCTGGATTTTGTGAAGATCATTCAGATGCAATTGCATCATTGATAACACAATTACCCAAATTATTGGTAGCTTACAAAGGTTTTAAGATTGTAAAATCAGTTGCACCAGCTGTACAAACATTCGGATCAGCAATTACTAAATTAGCAGGAAAAGGGATTGCTGCAATTGCCGGAAAGTTATTTGGTATTGCAGTTGGAGAAAAAGCAGTTGGATCAGCAAGTATGGAAAGTGCCAGACAAACAATGCAGGCAGCGAAATCATTTATGATGCTTGGAGTTGGAGTATTGACGATAGCTGCGGGTTTTGGGATTATGGCAGGAGCAGCCATTGCGCTTGCTAATTCTGGCGGAGTGGCGATTGGAGTTATGACTGGTATGGTTGGCGCTTTAGCATTGATAGGGCTTGGAATGACAGCAATGTTGAAAAGTGTATCGGCTGCACCGGTACAACTATCTGCTACATCAGTAGCGTTTTTAGCGATGGGTGCGGCAGTCGTATTAGTTGCAGCAGGACTAGCAATTATGGCAGCGGCAAGTATCGCACTTGCTAATGCAGGTACATCAGCGATCGCTTGTATGGCGGGAATGGTTGTAGCAGTTGGAGCATTAATGGCAATTGCAGGGGCAGTTGGACCGGCAATGACAGCAGGAGCGGTTGGATTTATTGCATTCGGGGCTGCAATTGTGCTTGTAAGCGCCGGAGCATTATTAGCGGCAGCATCATTAGCGGTTGTTGCTAGTGTTCTTCCAACAGTGGTGCAGTATGGAATATCTGGAGCTACAGCAATCACAGCACTTGGGGCGGCCATGGTAGTATTCGGGGCCGGATCATTAGTAGCAGGAGCTGGATGTATTGTACTTGGCGCGGGCCTTTTAGTTGTAGGAACTGGTGCAATAGCTGCGGGGGCAGGACTTTTGGTATTAGGAACTGCACTGACTGTAACAAGCAGTGGATTTACGTCATTTGGAAATGTCATTAAAACAGTTGTGGATGCAATTAGTGGTGGGCTTACGAGCGTGCTTAGTGGAATCGCAAATGTGATCAAGTCGGTTGGAGACTCTGCTAAGAATGCAGGAACTGGATTCAAAAGCGTAGCTGAAGGAATTAAGATGATTTCCGGATTATCGATAGGATCTATTGCAAAAAGCCTTGGGGCAGTAGCAATCGGGATTGGAAAAATCTCTCGTAAAGGCTCTGATATCCAACAGACCGCAAATGGCATGAAAACTTTATCTGCAGCGTCTGTTTCTGCAAATTCAAGTTTTGGATTCATGGGAGCGAAAGCAACAGCGGCTCTATCTGGAATTAAAAAATCAATGTCCAGTACGGCCAACGCTGCAAAATCATCTGGAAAGAAGATGGGAAGCGGATTTACCTCTTCTATGCAAAGCGGATTAAGAAAAGGACCAGGTATTGCCTCAAAAGCTGTATCTAGCACTAATTCAAGATTACGTTCAGGACGATCTGGAGCATACAGTGCAGGTGCTTATATCAGTCAAGGGTTTGCACAAGGAATGAGTTCATGTCTGGGACAGATCGAAGCCGCAGCATCCAGAATGGTATCTGCAGCAGAAAAAGCGATTAGGGCAAAAGCACAGATTCATTCTCCATCTAGAATGACAAAAAAAGATGGTCGCTATATAGCTGCTGGTTTTGCAATTGGTATTAAAAATGGTATCAGTAATGTAAAATCTGCAAGTAAAGCATTGGTGAAAACAGCAATCGACACGATGAAGAAAGCTACAAAATCACGTAAATACGAAGATGCGGCAAGTAATGCTGTAAGTAAATACAAAGATTCTATGAATAGTAAAGTATCTTCAATTACTAAGTCTTTGAATAAGAAGATTAATTCTGGTGTAAAAAAACTGCAAAAGAAAAATCCAAAATTTAAAAAAGCGTATACGCAAATTGGAAAAATTCTAAAATCAGACATGAGCAAAACGATAAAGTCACAAGGAAAGAAAGCTATTAACGCAGCAGACAAGGCGTTAACAGCTCTTGGAAAGAAGTATCAAGAGAAATACGATGCGATCATTTCAGACAGGGATAATTATAAGAGCAAATTAGCAGACTATGGCGATCTGTTCAGTTCCGATAATTATGGATATATCTCTTTGGTAGACTTTAAAGCTCAGAAGAAACAGGCTGACCAGCTTGCAAAGAACATGGAGAAACTAAAAAAGGTACTTCCATATGATCTTATGAGAGATATTCAGGATCTCGACACAGCGCAGGGACTGAAATATACAAATGAGCTTTTAAAGAAAAGTAACTCTTGGCTGAAGCAGTATGGAAAAGACTACAGCTCATTCATGAGTAGTGCAAATAAAAACGCAAAAGCATACTATAAGCCATACATTGATTCTTTAGACAAGGATTATAATAGCGAAGTTACAAAAGTACTGAAAAAACTTAAGAAGCAGATGAATACGATCGCACAGGATGCCACAAAAGGATTTGTCAAAGGGCTAACATCTAAGTCGAACAAGAAAGCTTTAAATAAGGCGGCGAAAGACTTGGCAAACATCCTTACCAAAGCCGTAAAAGGGAAATTAAAAATCCATTCGCCATCCCGTGTTATGAAAGCCTTAGGAGTATTCGTTGTAAAGGGATTTGTCAATGGAATCTCTTCTATGGCAAATACATTATATAAAACGATGGATAGCATAATTACAATTCCAAACTTTAACAACCTTGCGATCGCAGGAGATGTTGGAGGAAGTCTTAACAGTGATTATGACTATTACACACAGGCAGAATACACGATTATTGTCCCAGTTGATCTTGATGGGAAAGAGGTTGCAAGAGTAACAGCACCATACACAGAAGCAGAGCTAAACAAACGACAGACAAGGCAGAACAGAAAACTTGGAAGAAAGTAAGGAGGGAGAAAGACGTATAATTTTGTAGATACAACTCAAAAGGCTTCAGAAGGTTCTCTCCCTTCTGAAGCTCTGAAAATTAATGGAGAGTATATAGAAAACCAGATCACAGGCTACAGAACGCTTTATGTATCTGGAAGAGAATCACTTGCACCAGAGTTGACAACGATCGAATCTGGAAGTAGAGATGGATCCGTGCTGAATTATAAAAGATATCCAACAAGAACAATTACTGTAGGGTATCAGCTTTTAACAGCAAATCCAGAAAATTTTAGGAAAGCATACAATCTGCTGATGAATATTCTAAGCGTAGAAGATTCCGAACTGATCTTTGCGGATGAACAGGATAAATACTTTACAGGAACATTTACATCAATGAGCGACATAGATCCGGGGCGAAACTGCGTTACTGGTGAAATTGAGTTTACTTGTCTTGATCCATTTAAATATTCAACAGCTGAATATGAGATTGAACCATCGAGCGACGGAAACTACTTTTCAGTACAATACAACGGAAATTATAAAAGTTATCCGACGTTTGAGGTTGATTTCTACGAAGATGAAACGGGCACAGAAAACGACAATGGACGTTGTGGATATGTTGCATTCTTTGATGAGGATGAGCACATTTTACAATTTGGCAATCCTGATGAATTGTCCGAAGAAGAAGTTGAGGTTGTAGAACAGGAATCAAATACATACTCAGTTCCAACAACAAAAGTTCTACTGAATCATTCCTTTAAAAAGTCCAGTTCTTGGAATAGTGTAAAATCAAAATACACGACAAATAAGGGAGTGATCTACAAATCATCAACGCAGACAGGATCGTTAGGAAATGGGAAGTCTTACACAGATCAGTATTACCTTACAGCAACGGGATTCGGATCAGGAGATCGTTTTCACGGACCAACGGCCACTTACAGCCTGTCAGAGACGGCAACAGACTTTGAATTTCATTACTCACAGAAAATGTGTGTTGATTCGTCAAAAGACGGAAAAAAACAATGTGGAGCTTTCCAGATGATACTATCCGATACTTCAGGCAACATTGTAGCAGGTGTAGATATTTACAAGTCTGGAGATGGAACAAAAGGAAAATACCGCATGATTGTTGACGGAAAAGTACAGAAAGAAGCAGAGATTGATTTGTCATTTCACAACAAACAATTTGGCCAGAACCGATCCGCAGACAAAAAGAAAAAAGTCACAGAAATTAAAACGGCCAAATCGTCAACAATTACAAAAAAAGGTGCAAAGGTAAGTTTTAATCTTGGCGGCATCAAACAGAGCTTCACGATTAACTCAGTGAAGTCTAAGGCAGTCAAGAAAGTTACATTCATGATCTCGCAAAAAGGAAAAACATCGACGCTGAAATATAATGGACTGTATTCTGTAAAGATGGTAAAAAACTATTCTAAACAAGTAACTGAAACGATTGATAAGATTGTGACAGAGTATCATGACGTTCAGAATAAATTTAATGCAAATGATGTATTTATCGTTGATTCATCTGCAGCAAGTGCGAAGCTGAACGAGCTTGATCGACCAGACTTAGGAGCTTTAGGAAATGACTGGGAAGATCTGTGTTTACAGAAAGGTTTAAACCAGATCGGATTTAGTTACTCAGATTGGGTAGAAAGTGCTTATGCACCAAAATTCAAGTTACGATATCGGGAGGTGTTCTTATGATCGTATATTTTGCAAACAGAAAAATGGAGATCTTAGGACAAGCTTCTACAAATTTACCAAAAGGGATTGTTATTAAAGAAGATAACAAAGTAGAGGAAATCGATGTTGGAGTAGCTACATTTGAATGTAGGATCACATATTCAGACGAAACAAGAGCAACAGCTGAACAATGGACCGAAGCTGGTAATTACATATTAAGAAGTAATGACGATGAAAAAGAATTTTATACGATCATAAACACGGAAATTGACACTAAGGAACGAGATATCTATATTTATGCAGAAGACGCAGGAATGGATCTCTTAAATGAAATACTAAAAGCATCTGACGAGAACGCTGCTGAACAAACATGTACGGAATATGTTGAAACTGCGATCTATGATTCTGGTTTTCAAATCGGTATTAATGAGTCAGATGATTCAGTGAAGAAGTTATTAAAATTTGATGAACAGACAGCTTCCGAGAGAATCCTTGACATCATGAAAGAATTTGAACTTGAAGTGTCGTATAGCTTTGATATCGAACGTCTGACAGTAACAAATAAATACATTAATATTCACAAAAAACGAGGGAAAGACACAGGGGTTCAGTTGAGAGACGGAAGAGAGCTTGATGGGATCACTATTAAAAAGACTGTAGAAAATCTTGCAACAGCTCTTTTATGCACTGGCTCAGAAGATGCCTCTGGTGTAAAGATTTCCTTGCAAGATTATGAATATGACGATGGGGATTTCTACGTAGAAGGGCATTATTTAAAAAGCAGAAACGCTTTGGCAAAATGGAGCCGCTATGTAAATCCAAACGAACCAAACAAGATAGACAACGTTGGCCACATCGTCCAGACGTTCACTTACGATACAGTAGATCAAAAGGAGCTATGCGAACAGGCAATCAAAGAACTGAAGAAAAAATGCGACATCGAAAGAAACTATGAGATTGAGATTACACACCTTCCGGAAGGAGTCAAAATTGGTGATATGATCAATGTTGTAGATGATGCTGGAGAACTCTATTTGCAGTCAAGACTACTAAAACTGGAAACCTCTGTTGTTAGCAATACACAGACGGCAACACTTGGAGACTACTTAATCCGAGATAGCGGAATTTCCGAAAAAGTAGAAGCTTTGGCAAGCCAGTTTAAAAATTTTACTGAAAGTCAAACATATTACACTTGGATTGCATATGCTGACGATTCGTTTGGAAACGGGATCTCTTTAGATCCAGACGGGAAAACATGGGTCGGTTTTGCGGAGAATCAGAGATCGGAAACACCAGATTTATCAAAACCCGAGGTTTATAAGTGGTCGAAAGTACAAGGCGATCCTGGGGTTCGGGCGGTATCGATCACAAATCAATACTACCGATCAACGTCAAAGACAGAAGTGAAAGGGGGATCATGGAGCGATACACCTCTAGAATGGCAAGATGGCAAATATTTATGGAAACGAAACAAAATAACGTGGTCTAACGATGAAATTACCTATACAGACCCAGAGCTTGACGCAGCATTAAATCAGGTTAACAAGAATGTAAGTGAAGTAACACAGACAGTATCAGGAGTTGTTAAGTTTGTGAGTGATGCAGGAGGCTCTTGCAGAAACTTATATTATCAAAAGGACTTTGCGGATTTTGAAAATTTAACAACGGCGAATAGCGTGTATTATTCAAAGCACACAGCAGTAACTGCAGCGATTGATAATACGGTAGCTTATCACGAAGATAAGTCATTAAAACTTACTTATGATGGTACAAAACTTGGAACATATAACACACCACTGTATTTAGGAAACAAAAACAACGGGTATGGATGTGTAAAAATTGAGGCAGGAAAAAAGTATATATTATCCTGTTATGTCAAAGCAGATACAGATGTCCCAGCATTTGAGATAGATTTTCAAGGACACAATGAACCTGATGAATCAACAGATGGTTTATTCTTGTCTGATATTGATCCAAGAAGATTGCCAGGTAGTTCTACACTTATTACGTTATCAAAAAATTGGCAGAGAGCAGTGTGTGCGTTTGAAGTATCAAGTACTGCTAAAGATCTATACATTTCCCCTGTTCCATTGATTTGGGGAAGACCGACAGCCGGCATTGGAACGTTTAATGTTTGGATCGACTGTATTCAACTTGAAGAGACAGATTCTATAAGCAATCAGCCGACAGAGTTCACAATGGCAAAAGCAACAGTGATCGACGGGGCGGCAATTAAAACTGAAAGTGTAACAGCAGATAAATTAGAAACAAATGCAATTAGATCAAGAAACTATGTACCAGGAGTATCAGGGTCTTTTTTTGATTTAGCTCAAGGAAAATTTGACGCAAAAAATCTAAATTGGGATGAACTAGGAAGATTGTATGCGAAAGATGCAAATATAGAAGGTGTAATTAATGCGACTAGTGGTATATTGAAAGACTGTGTATTTGAGTGTGGAGACGATGAGATTGGTCTAAAAATATATGTACTCAATAATGAAGAGTATGTAATAAGAAGTGTAGCAACAGAGTTGTGTGCTTGGGTTTCGCCAAGCGGAATTAAAGTTACGTCAAAAGGTAATTTTATCTACGCAGGGCTGACAGATGAAGGACTTGTAGAAGAAGGACAACCAATAAAAAATACCTATGCAGCAAAAACGCATACACATTGGAAGCTAACAGCTAGTGACTACAATGTAGGTATCGGATCAAGTGCTGGTCGATTGGCAACCTACGATGAAGATAACAATGCACAAGACAGTGCATTGAATCTTGGATCTTCAGGAGCACGTTGGAAGAGGGTTTATGCAGCGAATGCGACAATCAGTACATCGGATCAGAGGATGAAAAAGGAGATTTCTACATTAAGCGAAAAATACGAACAGTTATTTGAATTGTTAGATCCTGTTACATATCGATGGAAAGGAGAAGGACACGATCGGATTCATACAGGATTTATTGCACAGGATGTAAAGAAAGCTATGGATCAGGTTGGATTGGATGCGACAGAGTTTGCAGCATTTTGCTACGATGATTTCAAAGATGATCCAGAGTGGACGAAAGAAAGCACGGATGGGATGACTGATAGGTATTCGTTAGCTTACGAAGAGTTCATTTCCCTCAATACTCATATGATTCAGAAAACAAGGCAGGAGGTTAAAAATCTGCAAACGACTCTATCTGAAGCTGTAAATACGATCAAGGATTTGAAACAAAAGATAGAGAATTTGGAGAAAGGAGAAAGTAAATGATCATTGTAAATATAGATTCTACATGCGTTCGTTGCGGAGGAATTTGGCAGTATGATTACGGCCAGATTTTGCGTATTCAAAATCTGAAACTTCCACCTGCAGTAGAAATTCATTTTAGTTTAGAGGAACGTGGAGGACGATCTGTTACAAGAGTAGGAACAACAAAAGATGGAGTGACAGATGTTGTAATACCAGACAGCATGCTAGAGAACGGAGATATAACGACAGATTATAAAATTTATGCATTTATCTATTTGACTGATTCGGAATCTGG